CTGAAATATCAAAGTAAATCTCTAATTGTTAACAAGTTAATTTATAGAACATCCCTTTATAAATTCAGCACCTGAGACTATGCCATTGTAATCACCAGCGAATTCAATAAAGCTGCCAACTTCGGCAAAATTGAGATGGTAATAGATGCCGCTTTCCTTCGTCAAATATTTATTTATCGTGTTAGGCGTAATAATGGTTCTTTTCTTGCACACAAATCCGCTAAACAGGCCCGAATTAACCTCTAACACACCTTTCTCGTTCACACGCGCCGTCACCTCACCGCTGTTGTTGCGCACCTCAAATTTGTCCGCCGTTGCCGTTATCTTGCCATTCTCGATGTCGAAGCCAGTGCGCAGTAGCTTTGCTACAATGCCACTGTCCTCGACATAGCCGTTTGCCGAATCTATCCAGTCGGTAGAAGTTGCACCCACCTCTAACTTCGGCATCGTCACCCACGCCTTACTGCCTTGCAGACAACGGATAAGGACATAGTTAGGTATGCCGGTGCCCTCCGAACGCCAGTGTACCCAATAACGCTTCCACTCGTCCGTAAGAGGTAAACGTCGACCTCCATCGACGTTCTGTGTCGTCGTATCGCGCTCGCTATCTTCGGCGAATATGCTTAGATTAGAGCCACTCCATATGTATGCGTCGATGTTGCCACTACCTTTTGCCATAAAGGAGAGTATGTAGTCCTCATCTTTTTTGATGATGGTATTCACGCTCCATTGTGCCATCTCGACGAACCCGGACGCTCCGTACGCATATATAACGGAGCAGCCATTATTGTACGACTCATTAGTGACTACCGAGGCATCCAAGCGCATCAGATTGCCAGCTTTGGTGAACGTGCGCGTGTTGTCGAGAAGATTGCCGCCGATGTAGTTGTAATCATTGGGCGAAGCGCTCCAACATACGAGATCCTTCGCAGTGCCCTCTATGAGGATAGGGTGGGCGATGTACGCCTGCTGGCTTGCGGTGGAGTCGTTGATTTTCAAGCAGCCAACAGAAATCCACTCATAAGATGCGTTCTTAGCAACGGTGAATGTGCGCTGATAGAGGTGCCAGCCTTCACTCGGAGTGACTGCATCTGCACCTAAATAAGCACTGCCATTTGGGCCTGTATAACCAGCGGGGTTGGTTTTATCAGTGGCGGAAGATTTCCATCTTACTTCGGCTGCGAAGCTCACACTAACAGACTTGGCTTTTGTCCAAAACGAGATGGTGTACGTCTTGCCCTTCTCGACATGTATATTACCCAAGCCGACACCGCCACTTTGCCACACTGGGCCAGCAGCCTTCGCCTCGGGCAGGAATACTACATTAGCTCCATCGTGTGACGACGTGCGGTATATTTTAGCTCGCAGAAAGTCTGGGCCTAAGCCTCGTTTATTGAATGTAGAGCCTGCAAGAAGGTTGCGCCGATCGGCGAGAGCATAGCCCACCTTCAGAGATATCTCGCGTGCCGACTGCAGGATCTCGGAAGAGTATTGTTGTAGTGCTGAGTTTGTTTGCAGCGGCATACCGTCCACCTTATTTGTCAGTTCTGTGTAGTTTGACTGCAGCTGACGCGAAGTCGTTTTGAGTCCGCCTAAGTACTTGGTGTAGTCTAAGTGCCACGTCAGACGCACGACGAACGTCTTGCCACCCACCACCACCGACACATCGACATAGCCATCGGTGTAGTACATAGTATTGCTACCGGTGCTGTATGTGCGTATGGAGTTGATACGAACCGATGTGCCTGATACACTTGCCGTGCAGTTAACAGGCGTTTTGATAGTAATAGAACTTGCGCTCACGACGGCACCACCCTTGCGGCACACTACTGTAGCATAACCATAGGTGTTGATGCCGCCCGATGTTGTGCCGGATGGTACTCCGTCATCAGAAGTAGAGATGGTGATAGGTGCACCTTGCAGCTCAACAGTGTAAGCATCAGTGCCAGCAGTTCCCTTATCACCTTTGTCACCCTTATCACCTTTATCGCCCTTGTCGCCATCTTTCACAGCCACAATGGTTATCCAGCCACGTGCAAGTATTGTTGCCATATCTTTTTGTTTTTAGAAAATAGGGTGAGGTGCCCTATTTAGACACCTCACAAGTAAATGTACCTCTCACTGCCACATCAGCGTTCGCCACCGTGACATACGGCTTTGTAGAAGCATTCACTGGACTTGATGTGCCGCTCCAGTTCGTTGCTACGCCGTTCGAGTTGTACTTAGTCCACTTATACTGATATTTGCAGGCGTGAGTGCTGTCAGCCTTAACAGCTGTGCCGTCTTCGACCACCTGACCATCTTTCCATAGACGTGCGAACAGCTCTGTAGACTGAGCACCATTGACTATTTTGTCGCCAGTGAGTGAGTAAACCTCTACGACATAAGGGTCGCTGGCATCGAAGAATGTGACAATGGCGTTAGCAGTATCAGCACCATCCTTCACCGTGCAGCGGAATGTCTGGAAGTTCAGCACATCGTCGGCATTCACATTCAGCGTGCTCACACCACCCGATGTGGTGACGTTGCCAGCAGCTACTGCACTCCAGGTGCCAGCACTAATATTGAGCACCTCCCACGTCATGCTTGTCATTGTGGTGTCTTGCACATTGCCGCGGAAGAATTTAGCCACAGCACGCAATGGCTTGGAACTATTTGTAGAGTCGAAGGTGTTGCCGTCAGGAGTCTCTATCTGCACCGTCTGTAAAGCACCACCCGACTTAGCCAAGCTGATAGTAAGATAGCCTCTGCACTCTGTGGTAGCTTTAGTCTCGGGGTCGGTATATGTACATGCCCACTCGATATTCTTCACGCTGCCATTCTTCGCAATGTTACTGACGATGTTGAGCTGATACGACTTGCCGCTCACTGGTGTTGCTGCCGCGCCATCTACAGTCCACTTCCAATTGGTACAAGCCGCTGTTGGAGCTTGGTCGGTCGAGCTACCCGTCACATACACACGAGCTGTGATGACGTTAGGTGCACTCGTTGTGTAACTCGGAGCGTACACACCAGTATCGGGCGTGAAGATCTGAGTCTGACCCTGCGAAGCTTGCGTGAAACACTGAACAGCTTTGCCGTCGTTAAGGTCAACGATTGTGATTTGACCATTCGCTAATACTTTTGCCATAATTTCTTGTTTGTTTAAATTAATAATATCTATATAAATCGTTAAAAATGAAATCTAAATTAAAACCTCACATTCAAACTGCGCCTGCCTTACGACATCATCACTACTCACAACGCAGACTCTACCGATACCCTCATGCAGAGTATTCCACGTTGCATCATCTGCCATATCTGCCGATTGTCTTCGCCACGACCACGCACTATCGCTTATGGTGTCGCTTATGTCCTCGCCGTTGCGTAACAGCTTAGCTTCGAGAGTCAACTGCCCGGTGCCGTTAATCATCACCGTGCCCGAACTGCTCGTTATCACTATTTGGTACGCCAAGCCATCCTCGCCAGGATCGCCCTTCTCGCCCTTCTCACCTTCGATTTGTTTCAGCCAGTCCGCCGAGCCGTTTACCGGCTCAGCTACAGTACCGCTCTCGTTAGTGCAGAGCCACACAGCGTTGTTGTGGTTCACCTGGTCGTAATAGTCGTAAGTAATGCCACGCTGCCATTCGCCGCGGTAGTTCACCATGTGCATAGTCTGACCAGATGACGATATCCACTCGAACGACGTAGATGTTATGCGCGAGCCATTCGGAGACAGACAGAACACCTCTCTGCCATCATGCGTGTAGCTATTGACACCCTTGTAAGCAACGATGCGTGGCGTGTCAGGTCCAGTAGTCTCTAACATAAGCACCCCTTGACGATCCATCTTTGCAGGGTCTTGGCAGCCGTCAAGCACAATAGTATCTCCTGCATTTGGCTCATCGCTACCCTCCGCGCAGTTACCTTTGGCGAGCACTATCCAATTAAACAACTTGCCATCATAGAGCACATCACCCATACCATTAGTCACCACTTCAGCCTCGGTGCTCACCTCTGTTACAATGCGCCAGTAGAGATGGTTCTGTTTGCCCTCGTACACACCAGGCTTAATGTCGAAAGTCTGGCAGCGTGCTTGGTCGCCAATCTTCCAATAGTTCTGAGTAGCCGTTGTGCCGTCGTCTGCGAGCAAGAAACACTTCCACCCAGTGAGGTTGCGTTGAAGGTCATATATTTCTTGCACAGCCACAATCTTGCTACCGGCGCCACTGAGGTAGACATTACCACCAACGTATGACAGTTTGCGTACCTCCAACTCGTTGAAAATGGCTTTACCCCACACCATAAGGTCGGTGATGTCAAGGCGATACTTGCCGTCACCGCGGTCTACCAAGCCGAAGCCCGACTGCGATTCGGTGCTGTAAAGCATTGATGTGAGCTTGCTCAGTACTGCAGAGCCATCTTGAGCCATGCCGTGTGTACCAGAACCTACAGATAGTCCGCGCAAGAAGCGTATATGCCCCTCTGCCTTGTCGTCAATGTCGCGTCGCAGAAAACGGCTTAGGTCCAGCTTCTGCTCAACGACCTGCAACAGCCCCAGCAGCGCATTGCCGATGCGTTGTGCGGTGTTAGCATGAGTAGCATGCTCGTCGCGTATCTGCTCCAAGTCTTTGCGTAGGCTATCGTTGTTTGTTGACATATTACTCTGATATTATTTTTATGATACAAAGATAAGGCGATGGATGTGAGAATAAAAAAACGAGAAAAGCACTACAGCTGCGCTACCGCGCGGTCGATGGTGCTTGAACCACCAGTGAAGAGCTGACGTAGGAATGATGACACGAGACCATTGTATGTAGTGCCGTAGTAAGCAGCCTCGAACTCGTTGAGACGGTGTAGCGAGTACATATACTTCTTTGAGAACCAGTCGCGTTTCTGCCGGTGGTGTGGGTTCGACTTCCAGTCCTTCAGGAATGCCAGGTCGCCACCGTTGTTATGGCGGTAGCCGTTGCCGACACCACGTGCCACGTAGATGCCATACTCCAAAAAGCGGTGCTCTATCGATGTCACCGGGCCAGGATGTATGACACCCTGCACGGAGCGCGACAAAGCACCGGTATCGTAAACTGGTGGCGCGAACTGCATCATACGCTCGCGCCACATCTTAACCATAAACTCGCTCCAACCCTCAAGCCACTTCTGGTGCTCGGCGTCGGTCATGTTCGGTTTAAGTCCAGTCTGACTGCTCATAACTAATATCTATAGGTTGTTCGTTCTGCACCATGAAGTAGAGTCCCGTCACGCCATTCATGGCGTAGCGACCGAGCTCAGTAGAGTAGATGTTGTTCAGCTGCAGGTATGTCAGACGCTCGTCGCCGAGTCCGTCGCGATCGTGCAGCAGTCGGGAATGAAACTGTCGGAACAACTGGCGGCAGAGGTTCAACTTCTGCTCGCGCTCCGCCATGTCGTCGTAGCGGTAGTGAGCTACGATGAAGACGGTGTAGACATCGCGTCGGAAATAGCCCACGCCGTTGCTGAAGGTCTGCTGCGATGTGGTGTCGTCGACCATGATGAAGTTCTTGTGCTTGCGGAACGAGTCCATAACACCTTGTATCGAGTCGGGACCAGAGCAAAGACATGGGTGGAAGTCATGCTCGGTGGCGAGGCGGTTGCTCTTAGCGAGTTGAGAGAAGTAGTCGAGAGCCGGAAATAAGTCTTTCATATATCACGTGTATTAACTTGTTAGCTTAGGATATTTGCGTTTGAACTCCTCTGCCTCACGCGCTTTGGCTTCGAGCTCAGTAAGAGCTCGCCAGCAGTCTGTCTGCTTTACAAGTGTCTCCTTTGTCACGTCGCCGTCGGTGAGAGCACGCAGCTGCACATTGAACGACTGCAGCATCGACAGCTCGGATATGTCGTCGTCGCTCTCCGTTCTGCGGAAGAAGTGTGGGAAGGCGTGCGACATGATGACCTTCACGTGCGCAAACCATGCAAGCGTGGCAAGGCGCTCCGCAGGTGTCAGTGTCAGCTCTGCTGGTCGCGAGAAGTCGGGATTGCGATAGAGGAAAGAGGCGAGCACATCGATAGCGTCATCATTGCCCGTAGAGTGAAAGCGTTGGTAGTACTTCTCCATGCAGAGGTACTCCTCGAAGGTTATGATGCGATGGTGCTCGGTGTCCTCCTGCAGCAATGGATGGACAGCTTCGAGCCCCTGGACAACATCCAACCTATTATCCATTTGCTCTATGCTGTCCACCCAAGCGAGCTGCTCCAGGAACGAGCGTATCTGCCATAGCTGCAGATAGAACACTCGTTTGCGCTTCTCACCCTCGGGCTGGTAGACACACTGCCATCCGAAGCGGTTCTTCTTGATGACGTTGATACCAGTGAAGCGCACGAACATATATGTCTTCACCATCACCTTGTCGGCGAAGGTGGAAAGCAGAAAGAAGGTGTAGCGCAGCTGCTCTTGTGTCAGCTCGCTCCACGACTTGGGGCATGTGAGTTCTATTTTTTTATCCATTGAAGAGAAATGCAGAAGATTCTTTTTTGTTGCTGAACGTCAGCATGTGTGCAGAGCTGTACGCCGTAGTAGTGGGGTAAATGCAGAATGTCTCCGGATTGCCCTCAACGAGGCGCTCCATGCGTCGGAAGAGAGCGGAGTGCAGCGCTCCGTCACCGTCGGCAGCCCAGAGGTCGACAAAGTCGCGCGCCAGCTGAACGAACCCTCCGTACTCTGCCATATTCTTTTTGTCCTTGCAGCGATAAGCCTTCAGTACATCGTCTATCTGCTCGTCGGAGAAGCGCACGCGCAGCTGCTCCTCAGCTTCGCTGATAGCCACTTGCATAGTCTCCCAGTCCTTGTACGACCGGCTTGGGATGCCTTGTGCAAAGAAGAAGTAGTGCTCCGTGTATATGTGGCGCACGAAGTTCTGCGCCTGCTCTGTCACGCCCCACTCCTCAGAGCGCAGCTGCTGTACCACCATAGCACGCGCACGGCACTGTGCAGTGCGCAGCTGGGCCTCAAGGGCATCAACACGCTGCTTCGAAGCCGGCGATACAGTGTCGTTCGACACTATGCCGAAGCCTGTAGAAGTGAGCACGAGGTCGAGCTGTCTGAACACCGAGAGGAACGCATCTACGCACACCAACATCTTAAAGTAGTACTTTAACGGTTCGCTCTCGTCGGTCGACTCAACTCGCTGAGCACCAGGCTCGCCGAGCAGCATGTCGTAGTAATTGTTGAGTGCTGCTTCTATGGCAGGATACACTGCCTCGAATACCTCGTCGTGTGCAGATGCGCCCACTGGCAGTGAGCGTTCAAAATCTTCTTTTAATATTGCTATCATACTATGCCTTATGAGCCTCGTTAAGCTTTGTGTAAGCTACGAGGCGAATGTTAATAATTACTCTATTGTCTCATTGCTTGCGCTCACCTTTTTCGCATCTCGCTTCTTGTCGAGCGTTGTGAGCATGATCATCGGTACGTCAACAGTGGCTTTTTCATGCCACTTGTTGTAGTGGAGTATCACGTGATACGGCTTGCACATCACGTCGTGGCAAGGCTTCTCGATAGCCTGCTTCAGCGTAAAGAGTTCGCGCTTGTCGGAGCCCGAGTTGTTCATCTGGCTCTTGCCGGGCGTAGCACCCACCAGGTTCGGGTGAATGCCGAAGGCGAAGCACAGAGCGTTAGAAGCCTCAGACATGTCGTCGCTCCAGTTGCCACCCTCCTTCTTCGAGGCATCGTTGAGCGGTACGATGCGCACCATGCGGTTCTCCTTGCCGTTGGGGTCTACGTAGTAGCCGCTGATCATCGCCTTGCCGGCGTTCTCGATGCCCGTCACGAAGTCGATGATGTTCTGCTTCTCCTGCTCCTTGCGCTCTCGGCGCTTCTGCTCGTCAGAGATCATCTCGTTGTCGCACACGTTATCCCAGTAGTCGTCGTGCACCTCAATCTGCACCCTTGGAGCCGACGTGTTCTTAATCATGTAGCGTTTGCCGATGCCTATCAGACGATAGATGTCGAACCACGTGTCGCGGAATATCGACGAGTAGTAAGGCACGGGGTATGTCTGCGTGCCCGGCGTTGCCATACGGCTCACGATGGCGAATTTGCGGTCTTTTGTAGGCTTGCGTCGCAGACCCGTCTGTGGGTCGGGCTCAGCACCCATGCGCACCAGGAGGTCGCCTAATGGGTCCCAGTAGTCGAGTAAAGGGATTGCCTCTATCTTCGACTCGTCGAGGAAGCCCAAGCGCCAGTCGCCGTAGAACACGTGCTCCGGCTTGCCGCTATGGGTGCTCGATGCAGCTTCGAAGCGACAGTAGGAGGCATCCTTGTTGCGCACTGTCACGATACGCTCGCCGTCGCGCGAGAGGATGACCACCGTCACCGAGAACGAGTAGAACTTCATATCCGTAGCCTGCTCAAGGAATACCTCCTGGAGTGAGTTGCGTAGGCAAAACTGCAGTATGTCAGGATCGGAGACATCTTGCTTTGTCTTGCGATCAACGAAGCGCACGCCCTGACCATAGCATGACACGATATTGAACTGCTGGCACTGCGCCGTAATCATGTTGGACATTATCTCGCGGCGCAGACGGTAAGGCAGCTGGTCGTCGTAGCCCCACTGCACGTACTTATACTGCTTGCCGCCGACGGTGATTGGGCGCACGAGATTACTGCCAGGCAATCGATCATCGTCGAAGATGGTGTTCGAGTCGGAGCCATACTCGGAAGTCACGGAGTTGCTCTGCCCCGCCGAGCCTATGCCCGACGGAGCTATGCGATAGCGGCGGAAGCCTTCGGCATCAGGCTGCGCCGATGTTGGCAGAAGAGTGTTGCTATTGGTCATAAGTAAACACGTTTGTTATTGATTTGTATAATAAAAATCTGTGGCAATGCACGTATGGCACGGTTGCGAGGGTTGCGCAGGCGCACATAGCCACCTCGCCAGTTGACGTGGTGCACCAGCCACCCCTTGTAGTGCAGCATCTCGCCGGTGCCACCCTCCCACGCATGGATGTCGACGAGTGAGCGGTGCTGATAAGCCTGATCGAGCAGGCGCAGCATGTCAGCAAAGTGTATGGCGCCCATCATTCAAAGGTATTGTCGAAGGTGTTGTCAAAGATGCGTCCGGAGCGCAGCGTGTCGAACACGTTGTGGTTGCGCTGAGCATACTGGTAGCTGAAGGTGAAGCGTGGCATCGACTCGTCGTTGTTGTTGTACTCCGACTTTGAGTCGGTGACAATGACCTCTTTGCCTACATTTGGGTGTCCGTCCTTGAAGTTCACCACATGTATGCTCTTAGATCGGAAGAGCTCGTCAGCCCAATTCGCCATTGCGAACGTGAGGAAGCCCGTGTCAGCCTTGAAGGTGCGTGTCTCGGCTATCTCGTAGTTGCGGTTAAACTTGCCGATGTAACCCTGGCTACGCTTATAGGTAGGTGCCACGGTGTGTGTACCCGTACAGTAGAGCAGCTCGTCGCAACCGAAAGAGTTCTCGAAAACCAGGATGGGAGCGCAGTCAGGTTCGTCTAAATCGATAGAGAACCGGAACTTGCGCTGCCCAGCCTGAACCCAAAAACCTAATAAACAACTATCAGTATCGCTAACGAACTTGCTCGGAGTAACATCAATCGTAGTATAGCGACTATTGCCACCAACGGGTGAGAGCGAGAACTCCTTTGTAGTGCCATCGTCGTACTCGGCAATGACGGAAGCCTTGTCGGTGCCGATGTAGTGTAGGTATTCTAAGCGGTTTAGTGCGGTCTGCTTCTCGCCATCTAACATCGTGAGAAAATGCGTGTTGATGAAGTCGGTAGCAGGAGTGTTGATATCTGCCTCGCAGTATATGATCTTTGACGAGATGGTGGCAGTACCGCCATCACCCTCCCAAGCGTAGTCATCTTCTTCGATCTTGATGGTGAGGTTGATGCTCAAGTTCTGACGAGCATACGGAGTGAGCAGGCGGTCGAGCTCTGCGAGTGTTATCTTGCCGTCGATTGGGAAGAAACGTTCTGAGAATATCTCATTGCCGTCGATGGTAATGGTGACGGTGGTGCCTATTCGGCTGGCGTTGCCGATGTCGCCACTGGAGGGAGTGAACGAATATATCACGTCGGGGATGCACGACGAGAAACATGTTGCGGGTAGCGACTGAAGAAGAGTGATCATAAATGCTTGTTATTGGTTTGCAACGGCAAAGATATAACAAGCTCGCGACACGTAAGAATACAAAAACGGCGCACCCTATTCACATAGAATGCGCCGCAAGCGAAAAATGTAAAAAAATGTATTTATCTTATGGCTCTATTTTATAACATATAATGCATATCGCGCCAGATCTCCCACCGTAGCGTACCGTCCTCAGCGGTCTTCAGTTCGTAGCCTTCGCCCTGCAGGTATAGCACGATCTCCATTGGGTGTATTGGCATGATGCTGTGCAGCTCGTCGGCTATCTCCTCCGTTGTCTTATACTCCGCCGTGTACTCCTCGCCAAGCTGAGATTTACCAGGCTCCGGTGATCGCGAAGCAAGGTAAGCATCCATAACGGTAATGATAGCTTCAGCGCGGCGTACTTCGTTCTCGTCTCTATCTGTTCTGTTTGTTGTCTCCATAACATTCTCCTTTCTGCTTATTGTGCTTTTAAAACTTCGTTTAGCTGTCGGCGCAGTTCGTTAAGGTTGCGCATAAGGTCGACCACCTCGCCCAGCTCTGCCGTGTCGCTAATCTCCGCCGTCTCCTCGAGCAGGCGGTCAGTGGTGTCGCGGAGCAGATCTATATTGTTCGCTAAGTTCTCCTTGTCGAGCAATACTCGTACGGGAGTACAATCTATTGTTATCATGCTTCGCCTCCTTTCTCTACTCTTTCGACAAGTTCTTCAAGAGCCTTGTAAGCACATTCGATTTCTGCCAACTTCTTTCTGTATGTGCAAAGTCTCGCGCGACGGCGGTAGCTGAAGTGCGGTATGAACTTCACTTCCTTCAGCGTAACTTCCACTCTCATGCCGATAGCGTAGCGCAGCTTTTTTTGGCTCTCGCGGTGCATCTTGTGCAGACCGTGCATAGTCTTGAAACGTGTCATGCTTCGCCTCCTTTCTCCTCCTGGTTTAACTTGTAGACGTTGTAGCCCAAGAGGACTACACAGCAGAGGGCGGCGAGGATGCTGCTCTCTGCGCTGACGGCACCTGCGCCGAGAGACAGAAGCGCAGCGTGGACGCGCAGAACCTCGCGGCGTGTCACCTCGAACTCGCAGATTGTGGTGTAAAACTTGCTCTTTCCGTTGAGCCACGCCTTAACGGAGGCGGTGCTGATGCTAAACGGGCGCAGTTGAGCGGTGCGCTGGATAGATGCAGATGTTTGCATAATATAGGATGTTGTAGCCTTATTACCGGAGAACCGCTCCGGCGCGGGTTGACGTAGGGGTACGAAAAAAGCGGCTCGCACTTCCTCGTCTGCTACAACATCCATGCTCTCCGCCACAAAGGGCTAAAAAACACGTGGAAGGCGAACCGCCGTATTCTGTCTCTGGCATCTCCACATCATGCGGAGTGCTCCGCATGAACAAAGGGCGAATTACCCTCGTATCGATGCGGCAGGTTATGGGCAAAAAAATAAGCCCACAACGTTTAGAAAAAGTTGGTTGGGCTTGAACATATCGTCTCGCCCTTTGTTCATGCGGAGTGCTCCGCATGGATATCGTAGCGATGGCAAAGGTAGGAATTAAGATTGAAACGTGCAAGGAATTTGCGAGGAATTTTTGAAGAAAAGCGAGGAATTGCGAGGAAAACTCTCCAATTTGGCGAGAATTGGAGAGAAATGGAGATAAAAAGCCCCGAAGCCGAAGCCCCGGGGCAAATCTTTGTAAAGTATACTAATATCTGAATAAATGAAGTAACATTTTAGTTAAATTGCCATTGCAATGCAGCAAGTTATAAATATAATTATTAACTTTGTACCGAAGAAATCATCCATTATCATGTTCAGTATACTTGGCAACATATTGGCTTTCGTGAGCACGTTTGTAGTAATAGCTACGTTGCCCATGACCCTCATCCGCATTGCTGTAGTAAAAATCAGCCACAGCAAGCAGATGAAAGAACAGACTGAGGTTATTATTATTGCCATAAGCATAGCCATTGCCATAATGCTTATACCGTTTTATCATTATCCATACTAATAAGCTTTACGATTGGCGTTTTGTGTCTTATAAAGCTCAATCATGGCCTTTTGGAAATCATCGGGAGTGTTTATCTGAAGCGAGTCCAATGAATCCTTTATTTTGTCACGCATCTCCCGGTCGGTCTTACGATCGAGAAATTCGCTGACATTCTTAATGATACCATCTGTTTTAAGTTTAAATTGGAAATCTTTATTGTTGAATTCCAAACCGCCACCATTAATGAGAAGTACTATAATCCCCACGGTAGATAATATGTTCTTTTTCTTTGAAATGAAATGAAGCAAACCAGGCGACTCCATCTGCACTTTCATAGACACATCTTTTGCTGAGTCTTCTATATTATTCTCTTTGCAAAACTGCTCTGCAAGTATAAATAATTGTTGGATTTCGTAAAATGTGGAAACGTCCACTTCGTTTTCTGTCTTTATTCTTAGAACGATGTGTGTCTCATCATCTTTATTATAGAAATCAAACTGCGTAGAGTCTATATATGCCGCATATTCTGAAATGTCTGAGATTGGATGACGAGAATTAAACATTAGCTGGGCTTTCGGTGGCAGAACAGTGCGAGAAGTAGACTTTAGGATATCTACATCTATTCTCTTCATGAACGGACACCGACCATTGCCTTCAACAATATTAGGCTCCTCATATACAGCACTTTTGACACGGCATATACTTAATTTGAATGAAGAATACCCAGGAACAACAACTATATCGCCAGGTTTTATTTCATGGCAAAAGCGTATGAGCTGCGAAGCTACATGGCCGGGACGGTTGATTTCAGGATGAAGATTTGCTACTATCTTGCGCAAGTTCTTCATCGCTGTGTTTTCATTGGTCAATATATCATTTATATCCTTTAGAAGGATGTCATTATGCCCAACAGCAATGAATCCATTCTCGACAAAGTCATTGTAGTATTCACCACCCATAGTCCTCACCATCCAATATGAAGATGAGTGCGAGACTGTTTGAACATAATTATTTATAACAGTAATATCACCATTGTTCATTTTTTCAAAATTTTAAAACATTGCACAAAATTAGCAATAAAAATTTGATTAAGCAATATATGGCAAAAGAAAAGCGGCTTAAATCCTCACAGACTCCCACCGCTATATAAATGTTTTAAAATTTTGATGCTGCAAAGTTAACCAATTTCGTGGAGACACGCAAATGAAAAATCCCCCGATGCGTCACGCACCGAGGGAATAAATAGATCTTTTATATGCCGCATGGTCGGGCGGCGGTGTTGAATTTATTAAACAGTGACCATTTCAATATCTTTGGCAAGTCGGCGCAATCCCGACTTTATTTTCTCCACCTGCTGATGGCGCGGCTTCGACAAGCCGCTCGCATAGTGTGAGAGCTGCTTCTGGTTGATGCCCGTTATTGACTGAAGAGCGGCAAACGAGAATATGCCACGATAGTAGTCGAGCAACGTAGCTACATCAAAATCGTAGACGAGCCGATACTCACCGTTAAACACCTCCGGGTATGCATCACCGTCTTTACGTCTGCCTTCGAGCCAGAAGTCAACACTCTCCTGGACATACTCCTTAAAGCCCTCAAGGTCGCCATCGTAGGCAACGACCCAAGCCGGCAGTAAGTCGCAAGCACAACAGTAGCCGTCAGCAGTACGGGCAGCTTTAATCACAACATCGTTCATAATATATTGTTTTATATGTTAATCTTAAAATAGGTGGCAGCCACGACCGCCACCTTTCTTTGTCGAATATCAAAACAAGCGTCTGCTTCGAATGTGTGTGGGGGGGGAGGGGCGGAGCTTCAGCTCCACCCAGTTTGTCAGAACCTAAGCCCCGACTGCCGTTCAATACTACTGAGGAGCCATCCGCAGATAGATGTTGAAGGCTTGCCGTTGACAGTTACAACACCCTTTTTTGTAGGATGTTTAAACTCTCTGTGGTCCCCGTTGTAACGGTCTAAGTACCAACCGTCGTCAGTCAAGATTCTCAGAATCTTAGAAACTTTTACATTTTTCATAGATCGCTTGTTTAATAATTCAACACTGCAAAGGTAGTAATTTTACTACGAATAACCAAACAAAACAATAACTATTTTACTACGAAACATTAAAAAAGCCCTCGATGCGTCACGCACCGAGGGCTCCCAAATAGTTCTTTATCTAATTTTCATGTGCCATGAAAACATTCAAAATCAAATTAGCGACACGTTAGGTATTACACCCTATTAAACGCCGTGCGTACGTCACGGGCAATATTGTCACGATCTTTTCTGAGGTTCTCCATATCTGTGTGACGATTTGATGGTTTACAGAACATCTCACGCTTCAGTGCCTCAATTTCAAGTGAGTTCTCTTCGTATTTGCCGGAAGAGGCATGGCGCAAAACTGTAAAACCATTTTTTACAAAATGGGTGATGTCGTTGATAATGCACATAATTTTGCCTCCTTGTTTTATTGTTTTAGATGTCATTTTCTTTCTTGCTGTTTGCAAAGTAAGCGATTTTTTTTGATATAATCACCTTGTTTTGTTAGAAAAATGAAAAAAGCCTCTAAATGGTGGCTTTTTACCTCTTTGGGACCCGCCGCAAAAATGCTGCAGGCGTTTTTGCGGCGGGCGCAGGGCGGTGGGTGGGAAGAGAAGCAACCATTTTGTTGAGCTCAACGAAATGGTTGCGACCACACCGACCCGATGCGTGAGGTCGGTGCGATGCGGTCTATAGCTTGCCCTCCTCCGAATAGCTGTAGTATGTGCTATCCGTCACTACGACGTGGTCTATCAGATAGAGCCGCATTGTAGAGCACGCCTGCTTTAGCGTCGCCGTGATGCGGTCGTCGTCGCGGCTCGGGCACGGGTTGCCGCTTGGGTGGTTGTGTATCAGGGTGAGCGTGGTGGCGTTGTTGACGAGAGCTTCGCGCAATATGATGCGCACGTCTACGGCTGTCTCGGTGAGTCCGCCGCTTGATAGTTTCACGGCTTTAATCAGTTTGAAATTATTGTTCATGAGCAGCACGTGCGCTTCCTCATGGTCTGCCGTGCCCACTATCGGGCGGAAGTATCGCCAAACGTCTTCGGCGGTTCTGAAGCTCGGGCGGTCGGCTGCTGCTTCGCGCTCGATGCGCTTAGCGAGTTCGAACGCTGCTTGTAGTGTCATTGCTTTCTTGGGGTCTACGCCCTGCACCACTTGCAGCTCCTCGGCGCGTCGGGTGGCGATGTCGCGTAGGCTGCCGCCGCAAATGTTCACTATCTGGCGAGCCTGCTGCATGGCTGCGCGCGTGCTTTTGCCCTGCCCTATTATTAGGCTTATGAGTTCAACGCTGTTGAGCGAGTCGAAACCGCTATTATATACTTTGTAGTCGGGGCGTTCTTCGCGAACGAGTTCTGAAAAATTATTCATATTGTTTAGCTTTAATGGTTATTCATGAGTTTGGTGCGTGCGAGAAACAAGCCGCCGATGACGTTAGCGTCTACCGCTGCGAGTTCGGCGGCGAACTCCTCCGCCGTGGTTCCTGTAGTAATGAGGTCGTCGAAGAGTATCACGTTCTTGCCTGCGAAGAAGTCGGGGTCGGTGCTCACGTGGTAGCCGTACGACTCGCTGACGATGTGCGCGGCGTTGTTGTGCTTTGCCTCGCGTATGCCGAAGATGTTCACGTGTGCCGTGCTGTTCTGTATGCCGGTGCGCTTGCTTACCTCCTCGGCGAAACGCTTAAAGCGGCGGTTATACTTGGCACTTGTAGCTGCCGGAACGCACACGAGTACATAGTCTTGGTTGCTTGCGCCGTACCACTTGTTAAGACACTCGCTTACGATGTTTATGGCGAAGTCTACCGCATGGCGGTCGCCACGCTTGAACGAATAAATAAAACGTCTTACGCGCTCGGTATGTGCGTCGTTGGTGGTGTAACGCTTGGGCAAATAGCTGTAGAAAGTGGCTGTTTTCATTTTTGTCCTCCTTAAATTTATTCTCAGAGGCGAGAAGAGAGCTTTTTACACATCTCATCTGTAGCCCGTTTGAGAGTTTTTTTTATTCACGTCGGGTCGAATTTCGCTTTTTACGCCGCAAAAAGACGGTGGAAGCAAGGCGAGAGGACAAGCAAAAGGGATTGAAATTTTATGGAAAACCGAGTTTTTGAAGGAAGCCGTAGGAATAAAAGTCGGAAGGCTGCTGTAAAAATTCTGTCACTTTAGAGCATCGGTGCTTGGGTGGCAGCCGTCCGCCGTAAATTCGCGAAGTAAAAACGACACTCTACCCGATGTACAATAATCATCTAAAAATGCTCTCGAACGGAACAGCGCAAGATGTAAGAAATAGCATTCTCTACCGGAGAATACCGCTCGAAAACTTGTTTTCGCAAGCGTTTTTGCTTCTTTTCCGCAATAAAAAGAAGCCCGGAATTGAAAAATGAGCGCGTTTTCGCGTACCTTTTCCGTACCTGCAAAATCGTAATGCTTAAAAATCAACGAGTTAAGCATTACGATTTTGCAGGATGCAAAACTTTCTGTCTATGCAGCACTACACCGCCCTGCGCCGAGTTGGCAATTGCCTTCCTCGCCTTTAGCGGAATATGCTGGCGGTTGTGACGAGTATGTGATTTTGGCTTGTCGATTTTGCGCCCATCAGCGGTAAGACGAGACGGTGCGAGGTTGACAATTGCCAACAAAAAAGCCCCGACACCGAAGTGCCGAGGCTGAGTGCATCCGTAGGCACGGACGACTTGTGTCTTAAATGTAATACAACATCTGCCTAAATATTGTCAGCAGCACGGCGTAAGCGGTCGCTGAGGTCGACAAGAGCACCACGAAGCTGCTCCTTCTCCTTGTCTGTGAACCCACCGACACCACCATTGCCATCGATTCCATCGAGTTTATGATACAACCATGAAGCCGAGCGGTCGAAATAAGTATTGGCGATATCACGCCATGATACACTCAGCAGAATGTCCTGCAAGCGTTGCTTAACAGTATTGTCCTTTGCTTGTTTGTTCTTTTCCATATTGTGTTAGTTAGGGCAGCCCTTTCGGGCTGCCTTGTTAGAATTACTTAACTGATGTCATCTCATCGAACAGCTCTTGTGCGTACCATAACAACTGAGGATGACCATTCGGGTAACTTCTTTTGTGGGCTCTGATAGCTTCTATCAGTTCTGCCTCTTCTTCTGTTAATTCTTTATTCATATTGTATTACTTTTTTTAAGACACTACAAAGGTACTACAAATTTTCGTATTATACAAATATTTACTACACTTTTTTGTAGTAATAATAAAAAAATAAAGCCGCCGACGCATCTCGCGCCAGCGGCTTACACTAATATAACCTAATCAACAAAAAGAACTAAAGAGTTTTTTCCACTACTACAAGTGCGGTCTTTACCATCGTGCCGGACTCCTTAAACGATTTGTCGGGAAGTTCGCTAATATAGCCACCCAGATGCTCTACAACATCGCGCAATTCCTTGTACGGGCCGTCAGTACGCCACATAACAGCATATGAGGCTATAGCTACCACCTTGCGTTTGGCTATGGATATAGCCTTGAGAATATGCAAAGCATCTTGTCGCTTGCAGAACGGTGGGTTCATAACAATCACGTCGTAAGGTTCAGAAGGCTCAAACGTCATAAAGTCGTCACCAACGACACGGAAGCCTTTCTCTATAAGTACGGCTCGATTCTTCGGGTCGAGTTCTATACAGTCGGGTGTAGGCATGAACTGAGCAATGTTACCCTGGCCAGCAGAGGGCTCAAGGGTGCGTTCGCCTGCACGTATGTCAGCGACCTTTACTATCTCACGGGCAAGAGCTTCGGGAGTGGGAAAGAACTGGAATGTTTGGCGTTCGGGCGTAAATTCACCAGTATCGGCTATGGATGTAACAAGGTCGCCCACATCCTCCTTGAACACAAATGCCTTCTTCGCACTCGACCACTTGCCGCCGATACTCTTCAGCACCTTGGATACACGTTCGTATAGCTTGCGTTCCAGCTGCCCAGGCAGACGTAAAAGGCTACCATCAAACTCGGAGGTCTTCAACACCTCCACAACTGATTTGTCTATCTTCATGTTTATATATGTTTATTGAATTTTTAAAAGCCTTGAATATGCGCTACGGGCATCAGCTATCATCTGTAGCGTGTCGCTGTCTGGTGGAAGATTCTCAAGCATATCTGCAATCTTACCCAGTTTTTCAGACAACCCTCGCATGTGCGCCCGCTGCTCCTTACGCTCTTTTTCTATAACAGAGATGATGCCGTCGCACGACAGAAAATCCTCCTGCTTACCCTTATAGGCAAGTATCATAGTGGCAATGGAGGTAAGGCGCGACACCAACCACTCCTGGATGAACAGTGCCGGAAGCGTGAAGCGTATCTTCTTCAGCACATCGATATCCACCTTGTTCTGAAAGCCGAGTACCACATCGTCTGCAGTATCGGGTATGGAATCGAGTAGCAGGCGTGATATAACAGCCATAAGATACTGGCGCGACACACCTTGCTTAGGACGCAATGCGCAAACGTGCTTAGACAACACCGCTGGACCATCGGCATTAACCCCCATCTTGCCAAGCGTGCCAATCACCGAAATCAGTATATCGCCCTCTTCAGAAAAGACGGGGGCGTTAATTTTCTCTTTGCACCATCGCTTAGGTACAAATCTGCCTTGTACAAGGTCAGAAGCACCAACAACAATAGGCAAACCTTCGCCTCGCTCGTTGGTCTTCTTCTTGTCAACGTTCTTGCCCTGCAGGACCTCGCAGATGTCGGCAAGTGTTACAATGTTGTCAATATTGTTGCTCATATAAATAGATTTTTACATAAGCAAAGGTAGATAAGGATCTACATTAATAGAAATACGTTTGGCAATTGCCTACAAAAAACCGCCGACGCATCACGCGCCAGCGGTGTAAAGTATAAACAAAAAATAAATGAGAAATGAGATTTTAGCCGTATGTGTTGGTTGTGCCGCCGGTGCCCTGGAACACCGGCTTGGTCTCCGCGCCTATGCAGAGCACGTCAAAGGCATCGGAACCGTCGGTACGAGCCTCCAGCTTATCCTCCTCGGTCTCTGCGAGCTTCTCTCCACGCTTATCCTTCTTGCCGTTGTACACGCCGGCAGAGGTTATGGAGATGAGCAGGTCGGGGTTGTTGTCGCGGTTGACGAGCACTTGCAGACGGGCACGCCCGCGAAACATATTATTGATGAGAGCGTTCTTCTGTACGTGGTTCATCGGGTTGCCGAGATAAGCCTCGCGCACCGCCCAGCCCATGGAGCGCAGCGTGCGCACCACCTCTTTATGAGGGTCGTTGTAGTGCAAGCCCCAGTTGGTGCCCACCATGGTAGAGTCGTAGTAGAAGATTATCTGACGACGGCGATGATAGTGGTAGTACGTATTGAAGTCGTCGAGCAACTCAGGAATCTTGCGCTCGTATTTGACGAAGAACGATTTGAGCACGCGCAGCTTCGACCCTTGCACCTGACCGACGACGAGCCAGTTGATGAGGTTGTTAGTATCGAAGGCTATCAGCAACGGCAGCTTGTCGTTGCGGTCGGCATCCATGCGACAGTCGTTAGGCAGCGCACCACCCTCGGCGTTGGCGAGGTTGTGCAGGTTGAGCACGCTCTCGTTGGGTGCTGTGTAGAGGTTGGCGGTCTCGCTCATGCCACCGTAGAAGCCGTCAGCCGATATGCTCACACGCTGGCACATGATAGACGTGGCGAAGGTGAGCGGTGGGAGGTCGCGCTTGGCACGGCGTATAAACTCCTCGCCCAGGAGTGCGAGGTTCTCGATTGATGAATATTCGCGGTATAGCAAACACTGCGAGCGAAAGAAGTTGAGCTGCTTGTTGTACTCGTCTATGCGTCGCTGGATATGCTCGTGCTTGTCGGGAGTCTTCAGCAGCTTCTGCTTCAGTCGCCATATCTGGTAGACCAGCCCCTCGATGACCTCCACCAGTTCTGGGTCTTGCTTATCCTTGTAGTTAAGGAACCAGGAGCCCTTCTTGGTGATAGGCATATCGGAAGTGATGGTCATGCCATGATGCAGAGGGAAATGGCGGAAGTACATCTCGTTGCCTCGGTTAGCTTGGAATGTCTCGTCCTTGAGCTGCTCGAAGTCGATGAACTTCGCCTCGTCGATGATGAGATAGTCGAGCGACATCGAGTTGGACGTGCCCGAGCGGTCCTGCGAGATGACATTGCAGACGGAGCCGTTGTAGAAACTGATGGTGTTCTCCCAGTTCGCCGGCGTGAAGATAGGAGACTTCCAGTGAAGCTTCTTCCACGGTCGCCGACCCACGACATAGTGTAGGTCGCGCTTGAAGCCCCATCGCTCGAGGTGGATGAGCATTGAGGGCAGGATATTGGTCAGGCAACGCTTGACGGACGGAGCTACGAAGCCACCCATGGAGCCGGGCATACCCTGAAAGCACGACTGCAGACGGCGCGCCTGAATAGCACCCTTGCCCACACCACGTCCGGCAACGATTACCTCGTCGCGTGTGTTCATGGCGAGTGCGTAATACTGCGCATCGTTGAAATACTGAAGGTTTGGTTGTTCAATGCAATCACTCATCTTCGTCGGGTTTTATCTCTTCTTTTATCTCCTCGAAATCAGCATCTTGTATCATAGTGTTGGAGTAGCGCTTGTAGAGAGCACGTATCTTGCCACGCAGGTCAGGGATGCGCTCGATGCCGAGAACCGTAGGGTCGTCTGTCGGCTCGAAGTTCTGAGGCACGATCTTGTCGAATTCGAGGTCGGGTTCGTCGTCCTTATCGGTGCGGTTGTTAGCCACGAGCACCTTAGAGAGCGCAGCCACCGACCGGAAGTCGCCGGCGCGGCGTGCTGCAGCGATGTCCTGCTCGAGCGACTTGTTAATCTTCCAGCGCATGAACTCCTTCGTAGTCTGCTGAAGATTGCCGAGTAGCACCTTGACCAGATGCAGATCCTCATAAGCAAGAGATCGCGACACCTTGAACATAGCCATATCGTACTGCACCAGGTCGTTGTCAACCTTTGACGGGAACTGCAACCAATAGGCATACATGCCGCGTATGCGATGAAGACGCAGCAATACACCCTCGGCGACACGGAGCTGACGCAGTTCAGCATCGTCGAGGGTGACATAGCGCGAATATTCATCGAGGTTAACTGGAAGCATATATATAATGTATAGTATTGGTTGTTGAGAATGCTAAGTGACAGCAGAAAGAGCGGCAGCAAGCAGACGCTGACACTCCTGAATAGAATAGGGAGAGCCAGCAAGTGCCGTATCGTGAAGAGTGCGACGAAGCTCAAGCGCCGTGGCTGATGCGCCACGAACATAAGCCGCGCGTGCAGGACAGCCAACAGTGGCTATGTCGTCGCACAGCTCACGCTCGTCAATACCCAAAAGGGCGGATATCTCCGTCGGGGTCATCATCTCCCGCGCATAGTTTTCTATCTTTGTCAGTAAGTCGTTGGAATAATCCATTTAGCTCAAGTGATTTGTCGACGATGCCTCTCAGACCGGCAAGCAACGAGTAGTAAGCCTTGAGGTCTGTAGTGATCATTGTGCACTCGGCGCGGTCGCCATAGGTCTGGTTCTGAGAACTAATAACAGCAACCTGATAGTTCTCGTTCTTGACAAGCATTATCTTCGAGTGGTTCTGCGCCAGATGAACATGGTCGAAACAGCTCTGCATAAGCCGATAGAGCTGCACCGTCTTGCGTGCCGCCTTAAGGTCGGCTACGAGCGTGGCGTTGGCTATCAGCTTGCGCCGGCGCAGACGTAGGAAACCGCAGAGGAAAGCGTCGGAGGTGGAGAAAGTAGATACGTAAACGTCGGCACGCCCGGTCTGCTTCAGAATCCATCTGAGCAAGCCGAGCGTGTGCAGCCCAGTACCGAGATGGTACTGAGTGGGAACGTCACTCAGCGGACGGAAGGGATAAGCCTGCTTCATTGAGCTTCGTTTTCAGATCGTCACCGATAGGGGCGTTGTTGTCGTTGAGCACAGCAACACGCGCCTGAACCTTGGCGGCTCACCCGATAAACCAGGGGGATTAAGCATATAGCTTTGTAAGTCTGAAAAGAAAGAACTTTATATCAGT